AAGCTTCTTTTTGACTTCTAGGATACAACATAAACTCAAACCTAAATGTTCTGAATTCTGGTGATGAATATAGTAATTCTAGTTGAGGATTTAATACTGCACCAAATAATGATGCCCCTATCGCAGTACCTACACCACCAGGTAAAAGTGCTTCTGCAACTTTAGTACCTATAAATGGGGTCATATTTTTTAATGCACCTGCAACAGCAGATTTAATGTCTCCACCTCTTGCTATTTGTTGTATAGCAGAAACCCCAGCATCACCGGCAGCGGCAAGTCCAGGAAGGATACCTTGATTCATACTTAAATCAGAATACCCTTGGTTGTAGCTGAATTGTAATGTATCAGGCATATACAATGCAATAGTGTCTGTTGTAAGACGAACTGTTCTGAGAAAACTAGGTTTTTGTAGCTGAGAAGTTACATCATTGATTGCTTTACGAACACCTGTATTATTACTATTCATAGTAAGAGGCATAACTTTAATTGAATCCACATTAAAGGTATCAACTACTTGTTTACCCCATTCCACAGTACTAGATACCACTTCGTTTAATACTTTAGTCGCTGTAGAAACAACACCAATAGATGTTCCCATCTCTTGTTGTAGTGCACCTAGATTCTTTTCAACAGTCATGGGACCCATATCACCGTCAGCAGACCTATACTTAGTCTTGATTTGTTGTCCAATATTGATAATCATGTAATGACCTTTGTCGTAATTACCGATATCTTCTGGAAATCTAAATATGTTACTCATGTATTGTGAACCAAGGCCTAAGTTTCCTTGGTTAATTTTACCATACAAATCTTCTTCTTTGAATGATATTTCGTTTAGATTGAATAATGACATCTTAATCCTTTGTATTTTTTATATTTATGCAACTAAATATATACTATCTAATTGAGAAATAAAATGTTTATATACAAAATAATAAATACCATAAATAAAGATTTTTACATAGGAAAAACGTCCAAAACTTTAAAAAAAAGATTTAGTCAACATTTATATTATGCAAAAACTAAAGGCAAGACTCATTTGTGTAATGCAATAGTTAAATATGGTAAAGAAAATTTTATAATTAAATGTATAGAGGAATTGAAATGTTTTGATGATGTTATGCTAAATCAAAGAGAAATTTATTGGATAGAAAAATTGTCTCCTAAATACAATATGACTAAAGGCGGTGATGGATTGCTTAATTATAAACACACTATAGAAACAAAACAAAAAAAATCTTTGTCAATGAGGGGCAAAAATACAGGTCCTAGAAGTGAAGAAATAAAACAAAAAATATCAAAATCAAAATTAAAATATACAAAACCTTTTTATATTGATAATATTAGATACTCAAGTTTATCTGAAGCATCCAAAAAATTTAATGTAACTAAACAGGGTATACAAAAAAGATTAAAGTCTGTTAAATTTAATAATTATGTATACGAATAAAACATACAAAGGAAGTTTTCATCCAACAATACCTAAAAAGTATCGAGGTGCTGTCGATAATATAGTTTATCGGTCATCTTGGGAATTAAGGGTGATGAAGTGGCTTGATACACACCCAGAAGTTATTTGGTGGAGTTCTGAGGAGTTAATAATCCCTTATGTGAATCCCATTGACCAAAAAAAGCACAGATACTTTCCTGATTTCATTGCTCAAATGAAACGTAAAGATGGTTCAGTGATGACCTATGTAATTGAAGTAAAACCTGATGCTCAAACTAAAATGCCTTCTCAGAAACGAAAGACTAAAAGATTCATTACAGAAGCCGCAACATATGCAATCAATCAAGAAAAATGGAGAGCCGCGGATATGTTCTGCCAAGAACACGGTTGGAAGTTTATTGTTATCACCGAAAAACATTTAGGGTTATTTTAGTCGTATAAATATAATATGGCGTATTTAATAGATAGACTAAAACAGCAATTACAGGACACAGGAAAACAATCAGGTTCTCGTCGTGCCCGTCAGTGGATTAGACAAAAGGTAAAAGACCTTGCTAATGCACGACAAACAGTTATGCGAGATAATAAACGTAAAGTTTCATTGCCTTGGATTGGTAAAATGTATTTTTACTTCTACGACCCAAAGACTAAAGATACATTGAAATACTATGACAAGTTTCCTCTTGTAATACCTATTGAGAATTATCCCGATGGGTTTCTTGGTTTAAATCTACATTATATTCATCCTAGACAACGATTATTGTTACTGGATAGTTTAAGTGAATATGCAACAAATAGTAGATACGATGCAACAACTAGATTGCGTTTAAGTTATAGTTTATTGTCTAGAGCCTCTAAACATTATCAATTTGCACCATGTGTAAAACGTTATTTGTATAGTCATGTACAAAGTCAATTTTTAGAAATAAATGCTGACGAATGGGATATTGCTGTATTGTTACCAGCAGAAAATTTCGCAAAAGCAGAAAAAGATTTCGTTTTTGCAGACTCAAGGAAAAAATTCTAATGTCATTTAGTCCGAATTTATTTTTATCTAATGTTAAAGCGAAATCTGGGTTAGCAAAACCTAGTCGTTTTGAAGTGATATTACCCATACCTACCTATGTAGGTAGTTTTGTATCAACAAGTGTATTAGATAAACTATTTAATTTACCTAATTCAATCTATTCAACAATTGCAGACGCATTCAATAAAGGTGTTTCAGAGGGACAAGTATCGTCTAGTCCCACTATATCTCGTTATCTTGCTTTACAATGTGAACAAACAGAATTACCAGGTAAATCTATACTCACTACAGACGTTAAAGTATATGGACCTACTTATAAAGTACCCTATCAAACACAATACGATGAAATAACCTTGACTTTTGTATGTACAAATGAATTCTACGAAAGAAAGCTATTTGATAGATGGTTAGAATGCATCATGCCTTCTGATACAAACAATCTACGATTTGCTAAAGACGATGAAACAAGATACATGACTAATATTAAAATTGTTCAATACGACGATTTTATTAAACAGATATATGCAATTGAGTTAGTCGATGCTTTTCCTGTGGGTATTGCATCACAAGCAGTTAGTTGGGCCGATGACAATTTTCATCGAGTGTCTGTTAGATTTGTGTATCAAAAATATAAAGTTATTTACAAAGGAAAATATGACATTGCTCAGGCAGTTGCCGCAGTATTTGGTTCATATGGTGAAAGAGTATTACAAACCCTTGGAGATAACATAGCGCAAGATTTATTTGTTTAATTAATATTGGAGTTACTATGGCTTTACCCAAAATTGAAGTGCCTATTTACGATTGTATATTACCATCGAATAAAAAGAAAGTTAAATTTAGACCGTTTTTAGTTAAAGAACAAAAATTATTGTTAATGGCGTCAGAATCAGTAGAAGTTAAAGATGTCGTTGATTCAATCAAACAAGTTGTTAAGAATTGTGTAATAGATGAAATTGATGTTGATGCTTTACCTGTATTTGATTTAGAGTTTTTATTTCTAAATCTTCGAGCAAGGTCAGTGAGCGAAGTTGTTAAAGTTAAATATAAATGTAACAACGTAGTGGGACAAAATGCGGATGGTGAAGACAAACATTGCGAAAACATTGTAGATATTGAAGTAAACGTACTAGAAATAAACCCTATATTTGGTGAAGGACATTCTAGTAAGGTTGAATTATCAGATAAATTAGGTATTGTGTTTAAATATCCTACATTTGAAATGATTGAGTCGATGGCGGATAAGTCCGAAAATGATATTGTTTTTGGATTAATAACAAAATGTATTGATTACATTTATGATGAAGACCAAATATATTATTCTAAAGATTTTAATGACGATGAAATATTTGAGTTTATTGATGGATTAAGACAAGAACACTTAGACAAGATTAAAGAGTTTTTTGATACTATGCCTAAAGTTAAAAAAGAAGTCGTGTTTCATTGTAATAAATGCGGACATCATGAAGATATTGAGATAGAGGGTATCCAGAATTTTTTCGTCTAGGCCTTTCTCATGAAAATTTGAATAACTATTTCAAGACTAATTTTTCGTTAATGCACCATCACAAATATAGTCTTACTGAATTAGAAAATATGATGCCGTGGGAAAGGGAAATTTATATGACTTTATTAGTGCAATTCTTAGAACAAGAAAAAAACAGACTAGAACAACAAAAACAAGCTAGGAAATAAAAATGGCAATAAGAAGAGGCAGATTCGAAGAAATTTACAGACGACAAACCGCACAGGGGGCAGGAACAATTTCTGCTATAGGTTCGGCTTCTTTATCGCTAGCGAGAGAACGTGCAGATTTAAGACGTTTGTTTCCTAAAACAGGTATTTTGGGTGCTATGCTAGAATCTACTTTTGGTAAAGCATACAAGTATTCAGATAAAGGTGGAAAAGGCGGTAAAGGTGCTGGTGTTTCAGCCAATACTTCATCACTCGATGATAAGTCTTTAAGTGTAATTCGAATTAATACTTCTATCATGGCTAAAAACAGCATGGTGTTGCCTGGCATGGCTCGTGATATGAATGTCATGCGTCAGAATATTGTTAAAATGACCAGAAAAACTGTAGGGTCCGCTGTAACTAAAGCTGACGCTCATTTCTTGAAATCAAAAGAGAGGGAAAGTTCTTACGAAGCTACACTAGAGAGAGAAGAAAAAGCTAGAGGAACCACACCTTCTGCTACAGCAAATAATAGAAGTCAAGGTTTATTGAGTTCAATAGTCGGAGGGTTAAGTGCAAATTTCGGTACTACTGGGGCGATTATAGGTAGTATTTTTTCTGGATTAGGAACAGTTGTTGGGGGTGCTTTTAGTATATTTAAAGGGATTGCATCGTCATTGGGTGTATTGGGAATGGGTGGTATTGTATTATCAATTATTGCTGGGTCTTTAGTTTCTGCTATGTTTAATAATTTAGACTTCAACAAATTTGGTGCTCAATTTGCAGACGTAGGCAATTCAATAGCAAAATCAATATCATCATTCTTTGGTATAAAAGAGACAGACAACAAAAAAGGTCCGTCTATATTTAAACAAGTTGCTGATTATCTAGATAACACATTTAAAACTACAGGATTTAATGACGGATTAGCATTCATAATTAAACAATGGAAAAATTTAGCAGACGAGATATCATATCAAATAGCAAAACTATACAACAATATTATGATTAATGTTACTGCATCATTTATGGCTGTAGGTGATATTTTTGTGGGTATAGGGAAAGATATTAAAGCAATATTCTATAAATGGTTAGATGATAATACAGTGGGATTATATACTGTATTTGGTGCTGCCACTGGTCGTTTAGCAGGACCAGGTGGAGCTGTCGCAGGTGCTGTTGCGGGTGCATCATATGGTTTAATTGAAAAAAATAAAAATGAATCTAGAGAAAGCAACCTTATTAAATGGCAAAATAAGATTAATAAAATAGAACCGATACTTGCTGAAATGAAGGCTAAAAATTTAAATGTTCAACCTGGTTTTGGAACTAGAACTAAAGAATCTCTAGAGAAAGAACTTAATTTAGCAAAACAACATGTCACAGAAACACAACAAGAAATAGAAAATAGAAAAGGTGCATCTTTCGAAGTACCATATAAATCTGGTATGAAACCATATGATGAAAGATTTAGAATGTATAAAGAACAAGCACAGACTTTATTTCCAGAACCAACTAGACAAAATGGTTCAGCAGAAAAAGCAAGCACATCACCAACTAGACTGAATAATAATGTAACGTTTAGAGATTTAACAAAAGAACAACAGGATGCTCTTTTAATTGCTCAAAGAGGTGAAGAAGGATTTAAACCTGGAACAGCTTCATATGATTTAAACAATCCTGGGAATTTATATTATTCTGAGCAAACTGCTAGATTCGGTGCTAATCGAGATTTGTCTGGAAGAGGTGTTGGAGATGCCAAAGGAAAATTTGCAAGTTTTCCTACTTTAGAAGCAGGTACTGCCGCCCAAAGAGATTTATGGATGTCTTCAGGATATGCAGACAAACCTTTAGATGAAGCCCTCAAAAAATGGACTGGTTCTATGTCCAACCCAGAAAAAACTGAAAACTATAGAAAAAACATATTTGCTAAAATATCGATAGAAAGTAATGAAGCAGTAAATAAGAATACTGAAGAGTTAAATAAATTAAACAAACAGATGGAAGACAAAAAAGAAGAAAATTTCACTGAAATATTAGCAACTCTTCTTCAAGGTATGGCGTCAGCAACAACAGGCACTAATGTTACTAATGTTAATAACACTTCAGTATCAAGTGGTAATATTGCATCGCCTTACAATGATGATTTACTCACTCTGTTCAAATCTAGAGCCGCGCAGGGATTCTAAGCATAAAAAAAGGGAGCAAAAGCTCCCTTTCTTCTATCTGAAAATTACTTCTCTTCAGCCAAAGATTTAAAGAAATTCAAATCATCATCACTATCATCACCTGTAGAAATTTCAGGAATACTTGATGTTTTAACTTGAGGTGCTTTATCTTCAAATTGCTGAGAGATATCATCTTCTTGGTCCGCACGACTCATAGGAGTTGATGGTACACTACCAGTGAATCCTAAAGTCTTATCTAGACGACCTTTTAAATCGTCATATGATTTAAAGTTTTCTTTAGCTACGATTGCTGATAATGAA